TTGGCGCGCCACTAATAATGGCCGCACGCGTAGCGACGCTGCTGACATCGTACAAATAGGCTTTGCCCTGCACAAGCTGGCAAATTACATCTTCGCCGTAATTATCAAACTGCCACACTCGAGAAGTAAGTGTCAGTGCTGCCGAAGCGGGTCGAGGCGTTCCAAAGGTTGATTGGTTCCAAACACCGGTTCCCCATCCAAGGTCTTGATACGAATTGTTTTGGCCCACGTTAATCTGATAAGCGCCGACCACGGCACCACCACCATTGCCTGAATCGCTGCTATTAGCGGTAACGCCTACTTGGATCGTGTACGTGTTGGCGTCTGGTACAGTTTGGATTTGAAATTGAGCATTTAGGTAAGCTGCGGTGACATTGCCCCCGAGGCTGACGGCACCACTAAAGGTCACAAAATCACCGACAATGGCCCCATGAGACGTGTCTGTGACGGTGACAATGTTGCTACCGTTACTTGCAGCAAACGTCACGTCTCCCGCAGCTGTGGTAACCCGAAGTGGGGTGACGTCATACCAATTACCGCCGTAAAAAGCATAGAGCTTACGTGTGGTGCCAACAATCAGATGAGGCAGACCTTGGAGATCGTTCCAAGTAAAGACATCGCTAACGAGACCAATGAGATATTCAGGCTCTACGTTGAACCATGTCCAACCGCCCAGCTTCTCTGGCAAACCATAGCGAAAACGGATGTAATCACCGTCGATCCAGCCGCCCTCGGCACCATATTCCGTGTTTTGTTTATCGATTCCCGGCTTTAGAAATAATCGCAGTAATGGCATTACTTGATTGGACCCCCGACCAGCCATGCGTCACAGGTTCTAGCCCCTGCGCATTTGAAATGAAAGAGTTCACAATAGCCCAAGTTAGATCGTTTAACGACATCCTTCTCAAGCTCCATGCCCGTTTCCTGGGCGTCTTCGGCGTGAATGCCTTTTTCAATGCAGGCCAGCATTGCTGGGGTCTGGATAAATGCAGCGCAGTTACCACATCGCGCTGTTTGGGCCTCTTCAACAGAGATCTCCCACATCTTAGCCTTCTTATTCCAAAAGTCCTTGGATGGTTCTTCAGGGTTCAAGGGCCCATAACCATACTCTTTGATAGCGTTGTTACGGTTCTTCAGGTTGACGTGAATATCAACCGTGGCTACAGGACAAGCGGCCATACCGCCTTTGGCGTAGGACTGTTTGATTGCTTCGCCAATAACTTTTTTCTGGACGGCCATCTCTCACCTCATTAATGCAGCTTCTGCCGCCCTGCGGCGCGTGAGACCGGGGAGAACTCTACCGGCAGCCTTATTCCAGAGCATACATTGGTCTGCTGCACCATCCCAGTCCCCCGCATCAACACGTTTCTTGAACGTGGAAACCCGATAGTTCCCTAGGCCACAATTGTAGACCCAGCTAGTTACTGCGGCAATGCGCCTTGGTAGCGCGGTTTGGATGGTAGGCGATAGCTTTACCAGACCTCTGACAAAATACTCCACATGATGGTCCAAGGCGTCTTCACATTGCTCCATCGTCCAGATTGTTCCAGGGTTGATGTCTGGCCCTGTGGCCCCCCAACCGATGGTCCAAGGATGCCCACGGGTTCCGGGGTCAGGATAAGCCGTTACTCGTCCATCAGGCAAACGCTTTGCCAAGCCTTCAAAAGGCTTGATCAATACATCCTTGCAAAGCTTCTTGGCTTCATTCACGACTTGTTGTACTTCTCAATGGACCTGCCAACAAACCAAAAAGTGAGCATCATGTTGAGCATGGCAAAATCATCTTCGTCGTAGCTCTTGGTCAGCACCTCAGCCCAGTTAGCGTTGGTTTGAAATGCAATCGTTAGACCGGCTGCTTTAACAGCCACATACACGCCAAAAGCAATCCAAGTAAGGCCCGGACGGGTAATAGCAGTGATAAAAGACGCAAGCCAGCCAGCTTCTTTAGCAGTGGTAGCCTGTTCCTTAAACGCCTCTTTAATTGTATCCATCTGCGAAATGGAGTAGTCAACATACTTCTCCTCCATCTTGAACTCGCCCCTCATTTTTTCGAGGTCGGTTTGGAGCTGGAACATAGACAGCTCGTGCTGGCGTTCGTTCTTCTTGTCCAAGAACTTCAGGATCTCCGGCGCAAGCCTAAATAAGCCGCCGAAGATGGAACCCAAAAGACCGCCGCCAAGAAGCTCAAACATTACCGTTTCCCTAGTTTCTCGCGCTCTTCAAGCAATCTCACCTTGACCTGAAGCTCGTTAATGTGCTGCATGAGTTGCTCTTTCTGTAAGGCGCGTTTCTCAGCAGAGATTGGGCTATCGGTCGGCACACCTTCCTTGGTAATCAAGGCAGGCATGGACCCTTCGATCTTGGTCAGACGGGTAGAAAAGTCAGCAACTTGCCCAAGCAGCCACGCAAGCGAAGCTACGATGACCGGGATAACGGCTTTAAGTACGTCTGACCAGTTCATAGCTAGCCACCAAAAGGCGTATCCATCATGGCAGCGCCAGAAAACGTGCCATCAGCAATGATGAGAACCACACCACCGGCTCCTGCGCCAAAAAACATAACAACAATGCCTGCCATGACTTACCCCTTGGGATACTTTGCTTTGACCGCAGCAATCTGTGCTTGCATAGCTGTTTGCGCGTCGCCACCCTTCCACAAGGCATCAAGTTGATCGCCAAGGGACGGGTATTCAGCGCGGCGCTTGGCATAGTAATCAGGGATGTCAGGCCGCACGATCTCTGACTTTTCAATCGGCACTGTCCTTGTTTCGCCTGTTAGCGGGTCAGTGATTTCCCGAGTCTTAGGCGTGAGTGCTGCCCACGCTGCTTCTTTAGCGTCAATCTGTGCTTTGATGGCTGATTCAGACTGCGCGATGAAGGTTGTGAGATCCGTATTGGGCGGCACAAAAGCCTGCCAGTCATACGTCAGGCCATTGTGGTCTACCTTGAGCATAGCTAATGCCCGTGTCTCGTCCCCGCCTGGGGACATCAAGCCTTCCAGTGAGATGCTCATTTGGTTGCCTCAAGTCTAAAGTTTTTGCCGGGATGACCGCCAATGGCTGGCAGGATTTGGACGTCTTTGAACCCTACTGCTTGGCAAAGATCAGTCAAAGTCTTCGGCGTGTAACCCCAAAGATGCGGTGATAAAGCGCCCTTCTCCAACACTTCAGGGTCTAGTGTGCCGTCAAAACGCACTTCAGATGTAATGGCCGCACCATAAATGCACATAGCAGTCATGTGCTTATCCATGCCATCTTGCGTCAAGAAGTCTTTACAAAGTTCTTCAAGGTCCGGCTGCTCGGTGACAAACTTGCCTCCGGGCTTTAATGTCTTGTGCCATTTAGTCAAAATCTCTGGCGCACGGTGCTGTGGCAAATGTTCAATCACATGGCTAGCAAGAATCTCGTCGGCGCACTCTTCTGGCAAATTGACCTTGAATAAGTCCTGTCTGATGTCAGCGCGATCACTATGCTTATCAATACCGATATAGCCCTTGCGCCTGTCTGAGCCACAGCCCATATTGAATTTGATGGACTGCCCTTCTTTGATCATCTGCGTGATGATGCTTGCATAGTCTGCTTTAACACCTGTGCCTTCAGGCAAGCGATCATGCCAACGACGATCAATGAAGTCCTTGTCATCTAGCGTCAGTGGTCTGGTGGGCTTGATGTTGGTGTAGAAGTTTTTAAGGTTGACCGAGGGATGCGCGGTGTACATACCCGAGGCAAGGTCCATGTGCAAGCACTGAACATCCGTGTTCACTAAAAGCTTGGTACCGCGCTTATGCAGTCGGTGGACAAAGAAGTTGTCTTCACCGATAAAGGGGATGACACCCTTGGGACCATCGACGTTATTGCCAATGCAGCAAAACGGTACGTCAGGTGCTTCTTCTTTCATCTGACGCAGGATGTCAATCGGGATGAGCATGGCATCCATGCCTGTTTGCCACGCTTCAATCAGTTGGCCGGGGTCTACGTTGGGGATTGTGATCCAGTTGCCATTACGTACCATGATCATTGCATCTGAGCATTTGATGTAGTACACGCCCGTCACGATGCAGCCGGGATTGGCTTCTGCGGTTTCGTGCAAGACCTTAAAGCCATCGTAGGGGATGACGGTATCCTCACCCACAAAGAACAAATACTTGGCACCTGATTGGAGCGCTTGTTCCATCAGGTAATTGCGAGCAACGTCTACCTTCTCACCGCCGATGTTGCAAAAGCCGTGAGAAAAGCCTAAGAGATCAATATGCAATCCTTCGTAGCCGTCAAAGTTCTGTGCGGCTGTTTCTTCAAGGTTGCGACGAGGCTGTGCAATGACCACATAGGGTGCAATGGACTTAGACTCATCATAAATTTCTTGCATGGTTGCAATGATCTTGTCGCGGCTATACACAAATCCTCCTAGAATTTATTGAAAAAAGATGATAGGCAAACGCCTATCGGCAGTGTAGCGTTAGTGGAGATTTTTTGGCCGACGTCTGCGCTACGCGGAACAAAATGTATATCACTATTAGGAGTTAAAACTCCGCCATGATATGCATTGGCTTTCGTATAAACCAGTGAATAAGTAGAAACGACACCAGCAGAGGATATTTTCTGCCCTCTGTTTGCCTCCTCAGGAACAAAATGTATATCGCCATTAGGAGCTAATACACCGCCTCGATATACTTGCGCTGCTTTATAAACAAGCGAATAGGTACTTACTACACCGGTAGAGGATATTTTTTGTCCAACTGTTGCATTACTAGGAACAAAATGTATATCTCCGTTAGGATTTAATACACCGCCATTGTATGCGCTATTTGCTGTATAAACCAATGAATAAGTAGATACAACTCCCGCGGCAGAGATTTTTTGGCCTACTGCTGCATACCCAGGAACCAAATGTATGTCCCCATTAGGGGCTAATACACCGCCACGGTATGCCTCACTTGTTGTATAAACCAATGAATAAGTAGAAACCACTCCAGCAGCAGAGATTTTTTGACCTCTGTTTGCACTTGTGGGAACAAAATGAATATCGCCGTTAGGGGCTAATACACCACCAGCGTATGCATTACTTGTCGTATAAACTAGTGAGTACGTACTTACCATCCCATTAGTACTATTGTTGTTATACGGCACGCCATCTTGCACACCCAGATCCAAGACCTTCTTTAAGTTGTTCTATGCCACAAGATCCGTGCCAACCGCACTCGTATCAGCTTTAGGCACTGCGCCAGGGGTGTACTCGGCAGGGTAAGTCACGTAAATGTCTCGTGTGCCAGCACTCCAATTGACTGCATCGCCACTGTTGGATGAGGCAAGGATTGTGTCGCGGGAAAGCGTTGTACCGGATGATGTATACGTGCCTAGACCTAATTCCCAGTCCGTGCCATCAGTACAGCAGTAATACGTCTGGTTGGCATCACCAATCACTGAGAAGTCTTGGAAGCCTGTCGCGGCAGAGCCAAGCGTATAAGTGCCTGTACCCGTCGTGGTGGTCGTAGATTTGACCCTGTCTTTAATGACGTATGGCATGGCTAGAACTTATTAAGGTATGAACTTAGGCATGACTCAATGCCTAATGGAATGGCTGGGCAAGTGGAGATTTTTTGACCTATATTTGCATTACGAGGAACAAAATGTATATCACCATTAGGGGCTAAAACACCGCCAGCGTATGCGACAGTTGTTGTATAAACTAATAAATAAGTAGAAACGACTCCAGCAGCAGATATTTTTTGGCCTGTGTTTGCGGAAAAAGGAACAAAATGTATATCACCGTTAGGTGCTAAAACACCGCCTTGGTATGCACTAGTTGTTGTGTAAACCAAAGAATAAGTAGATACAACTCCAGCAGAGGATATTTTTTGACCTACTGCTGCACTTACAGGAACAAAATGTATGTCACCGTTAGGCGCTAAAACACCGCCACCGTATGCGCCGCCCGCTGTATAAACTAATGAATAAGTAGACACAACTCCAGCAGCAGATATTTTTTGACCTCTGTTTGCACTTGCAGGAATAAAATGAATATCACCGTTAGGGGCTAATACACCGCCATTGTATGCAGCAACTGCGGTATAAACCAATGAATAAGTAGAAACTACACCCGCAGAGGATATTTTTTGACCTATATTTGCATTACGGGGAACAAAATGAATATCACCATTAGGTGCTAATACTCCGCCTTGGTATCCACTTAATGCTGTATAAACTAAAGAATAAGTAGAAACAACACCAGCAGCAGATATTTTTTGTCCTCTGTTTGCATTATTAGGAACAAAATGTATGTCACCGTTAGGGGCTAAAACGCCGCCAGTGTATGCGCCGCCTGTTGTATAAACTAATGAATAAGTAGACACAACTCCAGCAGCAGATATTTTTTGACCTCTGTTTGCACTTGCAGGAATAAAATGAATATCACCGTTAGGGGCTAATACACCGCCTTCGTATGCAATGCTTGCCGTGTAAACCAAACTAAACGTACTCACCACCCCATTCGTGCCGTTGTTGTTGAACGCCACGCCACCATTCACGCTCTTATACAGATTCCTCTGGAAGTTCTGAAACGCTACTTGGTCAGTGCCAATGCTGCTATTGTCCCCTGTCGGTGCCGATCCTTGGGCTGACATGGCAGGGAAGGGTACGAAGACTGTTTTGGTTCCACCACCCCAGTTGACTAAAGCGCCACTATTTGAAGATGCCAAGACCGTATCACGGCTTAATGTTGTGCCGGATGAGGTGTACGTGCCAATCCCGGTTTCCCAGTCCGTTCCATTCGTAATGGTGTAGTAGGTCTGATTGCCATTGCCGATATTGGTAAAGTCTTGGAAGCCAGCAACAGCCAATCCAAGCGTCAAGGTTCCCGTACCCGTCGAGGTGGATGTGACTTTGACACGATCACGAACAACGAATGTCATGGCTTATAACTTATTAAGGAAGGGTGAAAGGCACACACCAAGACCTAGTGGTGCGCCGGGATTAGTAAAGATGCGTTGGCCTACTGCTGCCTGATAAGGTACAAAGTTAATATCACCATTAGGAGCTAATACACCACCATAGTAAGCACCTCCAGCTGTATACACCAAACTGTAAGTACTAACTACACCAGCAGATGATATTTTTTGGCCTACTGCTGCACTTGCTGGTACAAAATAAATATCTCCATTAGGGGCTAATACACCACCAAGGTAAGCATCGTTAGTGGTATACACAAGACTGTAAGTACTCACTACACCAGCAGATGATATTTTTTGGCCCCTATTAGCACCAAAAGGTACAAAATGAATATCGCCATTAGGGGCTAATACACCACCAACGTAAGCACCAGAAGCGGTGTACACCAAACTGTAAGTACTAACTACACCAGCAGCAGATATTTTTTGGCCCCGGTTAGCAACAGTTGGAACAAAATGTATATCTCCGTTAGGGGCTAATACACCTCCAAAGTAAGCACCGCTAGCGGTATACACCAAACTATAAGTACTAACTACTCCAGAAGATGATATTTTTTGACCTCTGTCTGCATTACGTGGTACAAAATGTATATCACCATTAGGGGCTAATACACCACCTGCGTAAGCAGCGCCAACGGTATATACCAGACTATAAGTACTCACTACACCAGCAGATGATACTTTTTGGCCTCTGTTTGCACTAAATGGAACAAAGTGAATATCCCCATTAGGTGCTAATACACCTCCATAGTAAGCAGCGGAAGCGGTGTACACCAGACTATAAGTACTCACTACACCAGAAGATGATATTTTTTGACCTCTGTTTGCAAAATATGGGACGAAATGAATATCTCCATTAGGAGCTAATACACCCCCTGCGTAAGCGCTGTTAGCGGTATAAACCAAACTAAACGTACTCACGACACCATTGGTACTATTGTTCCCAAAGGTCACATCACCGTTCACACCATTCATCAGTGAGGCTTGGAAGGCTGACCATCCCGATAAGTCTGTACCGATACTGCTGTTATCAGCACTGGGCACACCACCAGCCGTGGCAGCAGAAGGCCAGCCGCAAAACACATCCTTGCTTCCAGCACCCCAGTTAACCAGCGCACCACTATTGCTGGATTCAAAGACTTGATCACGGCTTAGTGTCGTGCCACTTGATGTATATGTTCCCAGACCCGTTTCCCAGTTCGTGCCATCCGTAATCAGGTAATACGTCTGATTACCATCGCCAATGGCTGAGAAGGCTTGATAGCCCGTTGCCGCTGTGCTAAGGGTGAGCGTACCCGTACCCGTGGTTGTGGTCGTGGTCTTAACTCGGTCTTTGAGAACAATCGGCATGACTTAGCTCACGTTGCCCGAAATGACACACACGGTTCCTGACACAAACAAAATGCTGGCAATGCCTCGCGTGGCTAATGTCATCGTGGCTTTATCCGCATCAGTGCCTGCAATATACGCTGTCGTAATCGTGCAGGTAATCGTAATGCCGCTAGCGGTATTGTTAAATACAAGAATAGCATCGCCAGCAGAAAACGTTGCATCAGGGATTTCAATAGAGCCACCAGATCCCACCTCGATGAACTCACCCACATCGCTTGTTGCCAAGGTATACGCTGTGGTTTTAGCCGATCCTGATTGGGGAATATTAATGTAGCCAAGCGATGTCGTAGCATCCGGCAGCGTATAAGTGCGTGCTGCTGTGGGGCCGGAAAATGTTAGTTGCTGTGATGCGATAGGTACGTTGGTATCTGCATCAGGAAGATTGACAGTACGGTTTGAGGTGACCGCATCAGGCGCTTTAATCGCCACGTAATTGCTGCCGTTGTCCGTGTCTTCTGGTAAACGGATCTCGGAACCTGCTGTGGCGTTGCCTACAACAGTAAGAGGTGTAGCAAAAGAAGCAGTCGCTGAGATCGTTGTTCCACTGATTGAAAGACCGGATCCAGCCTCTAAAAATGCCACCGAGGTTGCTGAGTCATCCCAAAACAAGATCCGGTCGGCATTAGGATCCGTTAAGTTTGCTCCTGTTCCTCCGTTAGAAAGAGGAAGTTGACCTGTGACATTGCTCGCTAGATCTACAAACGTAGTAGAAGTAGATCCCGTTCCGCCATTGGCTATAGGAAGCGTTCCAGTAACGTTGCTCGCTAGATTTACGAACGTTGTTGACGTTGTTCCCGTTCCGCCGTTGGCTATAGGAAGCGTTCCAGTAACGTTGCTCGCTAGGTTTACAAACGTAGTAGAGGTAGATCCCGTACCTCCCGAAGTAATGGGAAGTGCCGTACCCAACGTCAGTGAACTGAGATGTGTGGTCGCGTCAACAACATTCGTGGCGTCGTTGTACACAAACATGCTTTTACCGGCAGGTACTGCGATTCCCGTGCCTGTGGTGTTCTTAACAGTAATGATATCTGCCGTACCGTTATTGATGAGGTAGAGCTTCTCAATCTGGCATCCACTGCCAAGGATCAAGTTCCTAGCACCGCCCGTTGTACCCGTTAGGTTCAAACGAAGGTTACGCGCTGTCTGAGCAGCAACCGTGTCGGTTAGGGTAACGGTAACATCAGCACTAGCAAACGTGACATCCGCACTCCCGGTAATGGCATCTTCAATGGCAACGCCGATGTTGTCATTGGTGGTAATCCCCCAAGTCCCAGACTGGTCACCTGTGCCAATGAGCTCAAACTTAAGATCTGAAAACGTACTTGCCATGATGGTTCCTTAAGTCACTACGTCGTAACAGGGGTCCAAGTGGTGCTTTGGGCATCGTTGATTTCTGTCCAAGTGGTGCTTTGGGCATCGTTGATTTCTGTCCAAGCAGCTCCCTGAGAATCATCTACTACTTCCCACAAAAGTCCGCCTAGGATTGCATCAAGCGCGGTAGCCACCTCAGATACCGCTACACTATAATTACTATTTACTTCGGCATTATCAGCTATCGAAGCAGTTTCCGCAACAACACCGCTCAAGTCTACAGTAACCGATACGGCATCTACACCAAGGGAAGATTCATCGACCGAGGCAAAGAGCGTAACCCCACCCAAAATGCTGTCTGCGCCCGTGGCCGACTCTTGAATATCATCTGAATAAACTTGGTTGGCAATGATTGCATCAGAACCTGACGCTGACTCACTGATGTTAAATGGTATTGCCCCGCCCCAAACGCCACTGCCCCAAGGACCAGATCCCCAAGCCGCACCACTTAGAAATTCCGTATCGGTTGTGTCTTGCGCCGTTGATGTTTCTGATACAGCACTGTCAAAAGAAACACTTACCGAAACAGCATCGGCACCAAGAACTACCTCATCAACACTCGCCACAAGCGTATAAGTCGCCGTGATCTGATCCGTGCCCGTTGCCGCTTCAATAACCTGTGCAAGGAATGTTGCTGCCGCATCAACCACATCCGTCCCACTAGCCGACTCTGAGATCGCGCTTTGATAGGTTAGCGCCGCATCAATAGAATCTGTCCCCGTCGCTGTTTCTGCAACACTAGGATTAACCGTAAGGCTTGCGTCGGTTGTATCTGCCCCCGTCGCTGTTTCTGCAATATCTGTGCTTAGGGTTATGTTTGCAAAAGGTGCGTCAGTACCTGTGGCCGTTTCTTGGGTTTGTGTGTTTAATGTTGCGTTTGACGTTATTTGATCCGCGCCCGATGCCGTTTCCGCAGCAACAAGATTGAAAATATATTCAGACGTTACAGTCTCAGACGCCGTTGCTGTTTCTTGTGTGGTGGCGTTGAGCGTGGCAAGTGAGCTTATTTCATCTGTGCCGGTAGCCGCTTCCGTTACTTGTGCTAGCGCAGTGAGGGTTGTATCTAAAGAATCAGCGCCGGTCGCTGTTTCGTTGACCTGTCCGTCAAAACTAGGTGTTACTGCGCCTGCGGTACTCGCATACGGGGTTTGTGCATAGGCGCTGAAACCGTACACATTGTTACCTTATAGCTGTGCAGTCGTGAGGTTAGAAAATTGATCTGTCGCAAACGATTGTATCGGCTGCTCTGCTTGTGTGTCAGTAGCTAACTCTACCCAGCCTTCGTTTAAGAAATACGCCCACTGATAGCCCTCACGGTTTGCCGGTGCTGGGTCTCTAATAATCCACTGCGGCGCTACCCAAATGACTTCTTTGCCTTCCGGTGCATCTGGCTTATCCGGTGCTGGTTGCCAGCCTTCCGTACCATCTGTGGTTTCGTAAGGTATTGATCCGTTCTTTGTCCAAAGCATAGTCATTCCTTATTGAACGGGGAAGGCTGCGGTTGGTGGGGTGAAGTTGGCTGAATACCTAGCGTATAAAGTAACTCTAGTATCTTGCACATAAGCATTTGCGTTACTACCGCCTGTCCTGTCAGCAGCAACATACATTGCATTGGTCTGGTTAAAGTCGGTGCTTACCGTCCCCGTCCCGTCATTCGTCCCACCTATGTAAATTTTTGTTAGATTTGCGCCAGTACCTGAGCGGACAACAGCAATGTGTGTCCACGTTGTTGCTGAAATCGTACCTGTTGACGTAATGGTGCTTGATCCATAAGTAAAAACAACTTGATTGCTGCTATTAAGCGATAACAACCAACCTGTCGTTCCGGTTCCCTTACCGATCAATCCATATGTTCCAGAAGCATTACGATACACCCAACACTCAACAGTAAAATTACCTGTACCAATTCTTTGTGATGGGTTATCAGGAATAAGTAAATAATCCCCCGTCCCATCAAAGTACATCGAAGTTGGAGGAAACTGACTAGTTGTGGTACTTACCTGAGCATTACCAACCGTCTCCAGCACATTCTTCGCAGTGGCATCGTATATACCGAAGTTGGTGAAGTTGAGGAGTAGGGATGTGTTGGTTATAGCGGTGAGTGGTGCTGTTGGAGGGGTAAAGTTGGATGTGTAGACGGCAGTGCCTTTAACAACCCTAAAATTAGAAACATACCCAGTCATTAAATACGAAGTCGAATAGTATCCACCTACCGCAACATAAAGACCTGTGTAGTTAGTATTGTCAGTAATCGACCCAGACGATCCAATGCTTGTTACTAAAGACCCATTTGCGTAAAGTTTTGTCACATTACTACTACGTACAATTGCAAAATGAGTCCACGAATTATATGGCAAAGTGTTATTAGGGGCTTGGTAAGATGTGCCGTTAGCATAAATCGAAACTGCATTGTTGGTAAAAATATTCATCGCTAACGAATTTGCTTGGCTTGGTTTTAATCCACCAGCAGTATCCGATAGTTGAAAAATTCCATTGTTTGTTCCTGAATTTACGTACACCCAATATTCAATCGTAAAGTCGCCTGTACCAAAACTAAAAGCAGAGCTAGATGGTGTAGTACTTAAATAATCCCCAGTCCCATCGAAATACCCAGACCCACCAACCGTTGAAGCCGACCATGCGCTTGTGGGGTTGAATGGGGAGAAGGGGACTGTGGATGGAGTGCTGTTTGCGGTAACGACAGAGATGGTCTTTGGATTTGCAGTGCTGTTGTCAACAAACCGATTTGATTGGCATGTCAACAACTTAACATCAGCGGCAGTTGCGCCTTGCGATGTTGTTGTTAGCGGTGATGTTGGGACCGCAAAGATCGTGGTTCCGGTGGTTGTGCTGCTGGTTTGATAAGTGGTTGGGAT